AGGCAGACCTTGAGGCACGTTGGACATTCAACATTCCTAGCCTGACACGTAAGGTTGAAGGGGTAAATTCTGGACACTTGATTGAGATTGGTGCTAGACCTAACACAGGTAAGACATCATTCCATGCCAGCTTAATTGCCAGCCCTTCAGGATTTGCACATCAGGGTGCTAACTGTATTGTGTTATGTAATGAAGAGGGATACCACCGTGTTGGTGCAAGATACTTGACTGCCGCAACAGGTATGACCATGAAGGAAATCAAACAGAATCCTAGCAAGGCACGTGACCTATACCAGCCAGTAAAGGAACGCATTAAGATTAAGGATGCCACTGGTCGTGATATGAATTGGGTAGAGTCTATCTGCAAGACATACAAGCCAGACATTGTACTGCTTGATATGGGTGACAAGTTTGCCAAAGGTGGTTATGCAAGACAAGACGAAGCACTGAAAGCTAATGCTGTTCATGCTCGTCAGATTGCAAAGGAACATGAGTGTGCTATCTTCTATATGTCTCAGCTATCTGCAGAGGCAGAGGGCAAGGTACTACTTAACCAATCAATGATGGAAGGTTCACGTACAGGTAAGGCGGCTGAAGCTGACCTCATGGTTCTGATTGCTAAGAACCCTGTAGTAGATGGACAGGACGAGGAAGACACACAGCGTCACCTGAACGTAGTAAAAAATAAGTTGACAGGCTGGCATGGTGTGGTACATTGTGAACTGGATTATAAGACAGCGAGGTATGAAGCATAATGAAACTAACACTAGACGTAGAGAATACAGTAACGCATCGTGATGGCAAGATGCACCTTGACCCATTTGAGCCAGAGAACTCATTGACTATGGTTGGTGTACTTACAGACACAGGTGTAGAGCATCACTTTCCCTTTGACCATGCTGATGTACCTAATCAGACAGATTACCATGAGCGTGTACAATGGTTCTTAGATGAGGCTACTATCCTTATCATGCATAATGCGGCACACGACTTGCTATGGCTGTGGGAATCAGGCTTTACTTATACAGGTCCTGTGTTTGACACAATGCTTGCTGAGTATGTGTTACAGCGTGGGCGTAAGCAACCACTGTCTTTGGAAGCGTGTGCTGAGAGATATGAACTAGACACTAAGAAGCAGGACACACTGAAGGAGTACTTCAAGAAAGGTTTCTCTACTCGTGACATACCATACAATGAGTTGTGTGAGTACTTATCTGCTGACCTTCATGCTACACAGCAACTGTCTGACAAATTAGTTTACCGTCTTAACACAACAGACAGTAGGTTATACGACACAGTTACCCTGACCAATCAAGTATGTGTCTCACTGGCACGTATCTATCAGACAGGATTTACTGTTGACAAGTCTGCACTAGATAGTGTAAGAAAGGAATACGAAGAAGAGAAAGATAATCTGATAAAGGATTTACAAAAGCATGTACAGCATTTGATGGGTGACACACCTATCAATCTGAATAGCCCAGAGCAGTTGTCTTGGGTCATCTATTCACGTAAGGTACTAGATAAAACGTATTGGGCTAATACGATAGACCCTTACATGGATGACACAGACTTCCGCAATCTCCTCTCCAGTGGCACAGAGCGTCTGTATAAAACCAAAGCGGTTCAATGTACAGATTGCTCTGGGTCGGGATACGTAACTAAAACAAAGAAGGATGGCACACCATATGCAAGAAAGAATAGATGCACTACCTGTAATACAGCAGGATTTCTATTTAATCCTACTAGTGATGTTGCTGGTTTAAAGTTCAAGCCACCTTCTTCTAAATGGGCAAGTGCTAATGGTTTTACTACAAGTAAGCAGAACCTTGAGACACTTGAGAACATAGCAAGAGCAAAGGGCATGACAGATGCGGCTGAGTTTCTCGCAAAGGTTCGTAGGCTTAGTGCTGTTGATACATACCTGTCATCATTTATTGATGGTATCGCCACACATACTAAGTCTGATGGAAAACTGCACGTGCGTTTGCTACAGCATCGCACTGCAACGGGTAGGCTTTCAGGTGCTGACCCCAACATGCAGAACATGCCACGTGGGGGAACATTCCCTGTAAAGAAAGTATTTATATCACGGTGGGATGGTGGTAAGATATTGGAAGCTGACTTTGCACAGCTTGAGTTTCGTGCTGCCGCCTACCTATCACAAGATGGAGTAGCAATTGAAGAAGTATCTACAGGATTTGATGTACATGCATATACCGCTAAAGTTATTAGTGATGCTGGTCAACAGACGGATAGACAAACTGCGAAAGCACACACATTCGCACCACTCTACGGAGCAACAGGCTATGGAAGAACACCAGCCGAAGCGGAATACTACACACATTTCAATGAGAAATACAAGGGTGTTTCGGAATGGCATTCTAAGCTGGCTAAAGAGGCACTGAATACTGGTGTGATACGAACACCATCAGGTAGAGAATTTGCTTTTCCTGATGTAATACGCAAGTCAAGTGGTAGGGTAAGTCACTTTACTCAGATAAAGAACTACCCTGTTCAGTCTTTTGCTACAGCAGACATTGTACCTATTGCGTTAATGTACATTGAAGGGTTGCTATCCACTATGAAATCATGTATAGTGAATACAGTTCACGACAGTATTGTTATTGATGTACACCCTGACGAAGAACGTCTAGTCATTGAAGCAATACACAAGACAAACATGGAGTTATCAGACTTGATTAAAGTAAGATGGGGAATTGAGTTTAATGTTCCACTATTATTAGAAGCAAAGATTGGTCCGAATTGGCTTGACACGAAAGACATAAGCTGATATAACTATTAAACTTTCAACTTAGATAAGGAGTAAAATGAATGACACAACTCACAACAATTGATACCAATAACTATGCGGCTATGGCTAAAGCTATGGGCATTGCATCTGAAGAGTCTTCTAGCAAACAGAAGTCTAGTACTCTTGCAAGGCTACGCATAAATCACAGTCCTGTTATGGGTCAAACAGAAGTAAAGGGTAAGATGGTAAATATGGAAGTTGTTTCTGGTGGAACATACAAACTAGAAATTCCTGACGGTGAAACTTATTATGCTTCTTCTATAAAGATACGCCCATTCCTACAGCGTTTCATGTACAAGCGTTTTGTGCGTGGCATGGGGGATGCGCCTAATCGCTACATTAAAACTCTCATGGCTGGTGACTTGAACAGTGACCTGAAAGATAACGATGGGGGCTTTAACTGTGGCAAACCTGCTGGTTATATTAAAGACTTCAAGGCATTGCCTGAGAAGACTCAAGAGTTAATCAAGCAGATTAAACGTGTTCGTGTTGTACTTGGTACAGTGGAACTTACTGATGCCATCACTGCTAGTGGTGACTCAGCTGAAGTAAAAGCTATGCCTTTCATATGGGAGATTGATAATCGTGATGCATTCAAGATTGTCGGTGAGAGTTTTACCTCTCTTGCAAAGATGCAACGTCTTCCTGTACAGCATATCATTACGGCTAACACTCAGGAAAGAAAGTTACCTAACGGTAATGCCTTTTACCTTCCAGTAGTGTCGCTAGATGTCACAAAGACTGTCAACATATCCGATGCAGACCAAGCAATGTTTGGTGATTTCATGGCATGGGTAGACAACTACAATTCATACATCGCAAATACATGGTCAGAGAAAGCAAACTCTCACATGGACGATGATGATGTAGATGTAGTTGACAGCTTGGTTGACATTGAAATTGAGGAAGACGAGGTAGCGTAATGAACCATCCTGCTGAACTCGCATTGCATCAGTACATGGAAGATGCTGTCTCTGGCAAAACAACAATGTCAGATGACACCATCAACCAAGTAGCAAGCGACATTAAAGATGCGTTGAGTAGGCAGTTTGGTGGACACAAGAATGGTGGGGGGTTTCGCTTACGTATGTCTAACGTAGGCAGACCTTCCTGCCAACTCTGGTACGAGAAGAACAAACCAGAACAGGCTCTACCAAAGCCAACTACATTCGTAATGAACATGATGATTGGAGACATCGTTGAAGCTGTCTTCAAAGGACTACTAAAAGAAGCAGGTGTACAGTATGAAGATTCAGACAAAACTACACTTCATGTTGCGGACGCAAACATTAGTGGAACATACGATATTGTTATTGATGGGGCTGTTGATGATATAAAGTCTGCATCCAATTGGTCTTATCAAAATAAGTTTGAGTCCTTTAATACACTAGCATCTGGTGACGCTTTTGGTTACGTTGCACAACTAGCTGGTTACGCAAAAGCAGCAGATAAAAAAGCTGGTGGTTGGTGGGTAGTCAACAAAGCCAATGGTCAGTTTAAGTATGTTCCAGCAACAGGTATTGACATCGAAGCTGAAGTAAGTAAAATAGCTAAGACAGTAGAAGATGTAAACGCTAATAAGTTTGAGCGTTGTTTTGAGCCTGTTGAAGAAACATTTAGGGGAAAGGCTACAGGTAATAAAGTATTGAGTACAACATGTTCCTTCTGCAACTACAGAAAAGATTGTTGGCCTACACTGCAAGAATTACCTGCAGTAAAGTCACAGGCAAAAGAGCCTAAGATTGTAAACTATATTGAACTAGCAGAGGAATACAATGCCACCTAACTTCAAACAGTTTAAGGCGGCACGTAAGTATGGGTATAGGTCAGGTTTAGAAGTTAAACTGTCTGACTATCTTAAAGAACTGGATATTGACTTTGGTTACGAGTGTGTTAAGATAGAGTGGGAAGACCTAGCCTACCGTACCTATACACCAGACTTTGTACTTCCAAATGGATTGATTATTGAGACAAAAGGCATGTTTACTGCGGCAGATAGAAGAAAGCATCTTGCTATAAAGAAACAGCATCCTAATCTTGATATAAGATTTGTCTTTGAAAACAGCAGACGTAAGCTACGCAAAGGGGCTAAGTCATCTTATGGTGAGTGGTGCATTAAATACGGATTCAGATACTATGACCGCATCATACCAGAAGATTGGCTGAAAGAAAAAGGCAAGAACAAACATCCTGCATTCATAAAGTTTGTAGGACAGAAAGTAAAAAGGAGCAAGTAACATGTCAGAATTAGAATACGATAGTATAGAACCACAAGATTTTATTGTAAGAATAAGACCATTCATGGATAGTGATGGTTCATGGAATGGTGAAATTGATTTGTCTATAGTAACACAACCAGAAAATCCTCTGAATGACGATGACTATTTTCAGATGATGCATTTCTGTAAGATGTTAGCATCTACAATTCCAGTGATGGAATTTAATGAAGACCTGCGTGAATTAGTACATGCATACGTAATGGAAACGCTTGACAAAAAGTACGAAGTTGAGTTAGAAAGTAAGTCAAAAGTTGTCGGGACAGAGGGCAACGTAGTAAAGATTGACTTTGGAACTAAGACAGAAGGGAGTGCATGATGACAAGTTATTCCAACATAATGAGAGAGATTGAAGCAAGCGCAGAAAGAGTATCTAAAAAACTGGACATGGTAAATAGTCCACCGCATTACAATGCAACAGAGATTGAATGCATCGAAGCAATTGCTGCAGCTACAGGTGATGGATTTGAGTATTACCTACAAGGAAATATAGTAAAGTATCTGTGGCGGTATCGTTACAAGAATGGTACTGAAGACTTGAAGAAAGCAAGATGGTATCTTGACAAACTTATCACAGAAGTAGAAGGTGCATACGATGAGAGTTAAGATGTTTATAACACTTGACGTAGACCCAGAAGAATATCCTGTGCCAGCAGATGAGAATGTAGCAGAGGAGTTAGAAGAAAGTGTACAAGAATATCTCTATGATGTAGAAGGTATATCAATAAGAAACATAAGAACAATACAGGAGTGACCCCAATGAGTATAAGTAATTATCTACCCACAGACTATCAGAACTTCATTGCATTATCACGATATGCACGTTGGAAAGAAGACGAACAAAGACGTGAGACATGGATTGAAACAGTAGCACGATACTTTGATTATATGCAGAAGCATCTCAAAGATAAGCACAACTACACTATGGATGATAGCACACGTAACGAATTAGAACAGGCTGTGCTTAATCAAGACATCATGCCAAGCATGAGAGCATTGATGACATCAGGTCCTGCACTAGATAGATGCCATGTGGGTGGATATAACTGCTCATATGTACCAGTGGATAGCCCACGTGCATTTGATGAGACAATGTATATTCTAATGTGTGGCACAGGTGTTGGCTTCTCAGTTGAGAGACATCACATTGAAAAGCTACCTATTGTGAATGAGGATATGCACAAGACAGAAACAGTAATCAAAGTAGGTGACAGCAGACCGGGCTGGGCTAAGTCACTGCGTGAGTTGATTGCTATGCTGTATGCAGGTCAGATACCTACATGGGATGTATCAGAGGTACGTCCTGCAGGTGCAAGGTTAAAGACATTTGGTGGTAGGGCATCAGGTCCTGCACCACTAGAAGAACTGTTCCAGTTTATCATTGATAAGTTCAAAGGAGCAGCAGGTCGTAGGCTCTACCCCATTGAGTGTCACGACATTATGTGTAAGATTGGTGAGGTTGTAGTTGTCGGTGGGGTCAGACGCAGCGCACTCATTAGCCTATCAAACCTGAATGATGACCAGATGCGTCACGCTAAAGCAGGTCAATGGTGGGATGACGAAGGACAACGTGCGCTTGCAAACAACAGCGTTGCCTACAAAGAGAAGCCACAGATGGGTACATTCATGCGTGAATGGCTTTCACTGTATGAGAGTAAGTCAGGTGAGCGTGGTATCTTTAACCGTCAGTCAGCTAAGAAACAAGCGGCTAAGAATGGCAGAAGGGATGCAGACCATGATTTCGGATGTAACCCTTGTAGTGAAATTATCTTACGTCCATATCAGTTCTGTAACTTATCAGAGGTAGTTGCACGTTCTACGGACAGCATACAAGACTTAAACAAGAAGGTT